CGATTTGTTTTTTTGTGCAGTAGATCAAATTTATTTATATAAAAGGAAAGACTTATGGAAATCCTTTGGAGACAGGTGCTTTGTTGCTCCTGTTAAAAATAAAGACATTTTAAGCAGTCAAAAAACAGCTGATCTTATTGGTATACTAAAAATAGGTAATAGTTCTTTAAAGAGCTCCGGAATTAACACAGGAGACATAATAGGGTTCACGCCTAACAGCGAATGGGAATTTATTATAGATGACCAGATTATGTATTGTATGAAATCAAATGATATTGTTATAAAGTATGAACTCGATAGAAACGAAGAGGAGTATAATAGCCGCTGGGCACAAAGCAATTAAAGAATTAGTAAAGGTAGCAGAGGAAAAGATCGTTGACTCAGATGAAGATATATCAGCTGACAGACTTAAAAATGCTGCCGCTACTAAAAAACTTTGTATATTAGATGCTTTTGAAATACTAAACAGAATACAGGAAGAAGAAAACATGATTGCTAAGGCAACTGGAACTTCTGATAAACCTGCATTTAAAGGCTTTGCAGAGGGGAGATCTAAATAATGGCTTATAAGCAAGAATTATATAGTATAGTCAAGGACTATATTAAACCCCAAGCAATTAAGAAAAAAAATCGTTATGCAAAATGGGAGTATGGTTATGACAAAGAACATGATGTTGTTGTTATAAGTAAGACCGGCAAAATAGGTGATATATACTTAATAAGCGGAGTGCATATTGCTTTACCTCTATTGCAAGACAAACCTAATAAAGGGATAAACAAGTGGAAAGCCGCTAAGTATCCAGGGGAATTAAGTAAAATAAAAAGCGAAGCGGATTGGATTAAATACCCTGATGCTTTTAAAGAAAAATGGTATGGGTATATTGACGAGGAGTTTAATAGGCGTGATGAAGGCTTTTGGTTTTACAACCAAGATAATCCCACCTATATTACTGGCACTCATTACATGTACTTGCAGTGGTCCAAGATTGATGTTGGGCAACCTGACTTTAGAGAATCAAACAGATTATTCTATATATTCTGGGAGGCTTGCAAAGCAGACAACAGAAGCTACGGTATGTGCTATCTTAAAAACAGAAGATCAGGATTTTCTTTCATGGCTTCCGGCGAAACCGTTAACCAAGCAACAATATCTTCGGATGCTCGATTTGGTATACTGTCCAAATCTGGACCCGATGCAAAGAAGATGTTTACAGACAAAGTTGTACCAATATCGGTCAACTATCCATTCTTCTTTAAACCAATTCAGGACGGAATGGATCGTCCTAAAACAGAACTCGCATACAGAGTACCAGCCTCAAAATTCACAAGAAGGAAACTTGACGCCAACGCGGTACCAGAAGAAATCGCGGGGCTTGACACCACGGTCGACTGGAAAAATACAGGCGACAACTCGTACGATGGAGAAAAACTAAAGCTATTAGTACATGACGAAAGTGGTAAATGGGAGAGACCTACTAATATACTTAACAATTGGCGAGTTACAAAAACCTGCTTAAGATTAGGTAGCCGGGTTATTGGAAAGTGCATGATGGGATCAACATCAAACGCATTAGATAAAGGGGGTAAAAACTTCAAAAAACTATACGATAGTTCTGACGTAAAAAATAGGAACAAAAATGGCCAAACAAGAAGTGGCTTGTATAAACTGTTTATTCCAATGGAATGGAATTACGAAGGGTTTATTGACGAATATGGTTGGCCGGTATTTGAAACACCTAAAAAAGAAACGGAAGGCCCTCATGGAACTTCTATTGAAGAGGGGGTTATTAATCATTGGGAAAACGAAGTAGAGGGATTAAAAGATGATCCAGATGCACTGAACGAATATTATCGTCAATTTCCAAGAACAGAGCAACACGCATTCAGAGATGAATCAAAACAATCCATATTTAACTTAACAAAAATATATCAGCAGATAGATTACAACGAAGAGTTAAGGAATAATACAATGGTTACACAAGGTAACTTTCAATGGAAAAATGGCATTAAAGATACTGAGGTAATATTTTACCCTAATAAAGACGGTAGATTTTATATTACTTGGGTACCTAATCAAGAGCAACAAAACAATATAACGATAAAAAATGGTATTAAATATCCAGGAAATGAGCACATGGGTGCCTTTGGTTGTGACAGTTACGATATTAGTGGTGTCGTTGGCGGCGGCGGCTCTAACGGAGCTTTACATGGATTAACTAAATTTTCAATGGAGGACGTACCTCCTAATCATTTCTTTTTAGAGTATATCGCAAGACCCGCGACAGCTGAAATGTTTTTTGAAGATGTATTAATGGCTATGGTGTTTTACGGCATGCCTATACTTGCGGAGAACAATAAACCAAGATTACTTTATTATATAAAAAGAAGGGGATACAGGGGTTTTAGTATTAATAGACCCGATAGAACCTACAATAAGTTATCAATAGCAGAAAGAGAAGTAGGTGGAATACCTAATTCAAGCGAGGATATAAAACAAGCTCATGCATCCGCTATTGAAACATACATAGAGGATTTTGTTGGCGAAAAAGTAGACGGGTATGGAGATGTTTATTTACAAAGAACATTACAAGATTGGGCTAAGTTTGATATAAACAATAGAACAAAGCATGATGCATCTATAAGCTCAGGGCTAGCCTTAATGGCTTGCAATAAGCACAGGTATACACCCCGAGCGGCAACGCAAAAAAAAGTGTACACTTTAGGATTTAAAAAATACAATAACGAGGGAGCTACTTCAAAAATAATATAATAAATGAATGTAAGTACAAACACTAATAGCCCATTTCCTGATCAGGTAGTTAGCGATGCTGAGAAAGCTACGCTAGAATACGGATTGCAGGTGTCAAGGGCTATCGAGCAGGAGTGGTTTAATTATGGAGGGGCTGGGTCAAATAGATATTCTGTTAACTGGAATAGCTTTCATAACCTTAGGCTATATGCTAGGGGAGAGCAAAGCGTGCAAAAGTACAAAGACGAGTTGGCCATTAACGGGGATTTGTCTTATCTTAATTTAGATTGGAAACCAGTGCCTATACTTTCAAAGTTTTCAAACATAGTTGCTAACGGCATTACTCAGAAGCGATACGATATAACTTCTTATGCTCAGGATCCAGAGTCATTAAAGAAAAGAACAGACTACGCAAATAATATACTTTTTGACATGAACACTCGTGAGGAGCGAGCAATTGCTTCCGAGTTAATAAATATATCTTATAAAAAATCACCATTATCGGAAGAATCTTTACCTAACTCTTTGGAGGAAAGGGACTTGCACATGCAACTTAGATACAAGCCGGCTATAGAAATTGCAGAAGAAGAGGCTATTAACACTGTATTGGCTACAAATGAATTTGATTTAGTGAGAGCTAGGGTTAATCAGGACTTAGTTAATATAGGTATAGGTATTACAAAAACTGCATTTAATCCAGCTGAGGGTATTGTAGTGGATTATGTAGATCCCGCTTACTGTGTATGGTCGTATACGGAGGATCCTAATTTTGATGACATATACTACGTGGGTGAAGTAAAATCTATCTCAATACCTGAACTTAAAAAAGAGTTTCCTTATATATCCAACGAGGAGCTAGAAAAAATTCAAAAGTTTCCAGGAAACAGAAGGATGATTCAGGGGTTTGAAAATTATGACAATAACACTGTTCAGGTATTATATTTTGAATATAAAACCTATACTGACCAAGTATTTAAAATAAAAAGAACTGATAGCGGATTAGAAAAAGCTATTGAAAAAACTAGTGAATTTGATCCCCCACCAAACGATAACTTTGAAAGAGTGGCTAGATCAATAGAGGTATTATATGAAGGGGCTAAAATTATTGGCACGGATATAATGCTTAAATGGAATATGTCTGAAAACATGACAAGGCCGTTAGCTGATACCACCAGGGTTGAAATGAGTTATTCAATGTGTGCTCCCCGAATGTACAAAGGAGTTATACAATCGCTTATAAGTAAATGTATTGGATTTGCGGATGTTATTCAGCTTACTCATCTTAAGATGCAGCAAGTATTATCAAGAATGGTGCCGGATGGAGTATTCTTAGATGTGGATGGATTAGCGGAAGTAGACTTAGGAAATGGAACAAACTACAATCCTCAGGAAGCATTAAATATGTATTTTCAAACAGGTTCTGTAGTAGGTAGATCTTTAACGCAGGAAGGAGACATGAACAGAGGCAAGGTGCCTATACAAGAATTATCTAGTTCTTCTGGTATCGGCAAAATGCAATCCTTAATTACAGCATATAATTACAATATGCAAATGATTAGAGACGTTACTGGATTAAATGAAGCAAGAGACGGCAGCATGCCAGATCCGAACGCTTTAGTTGGCTTACAAAAAATGGCAGCCAATACGTCTAATACAGCCACTAAGCATATACAAAACGCTAGTATACAGATAGCTTTAAGTACTTGTGAAAATATATCATTAAAAATAAATGACGTATTAAATTTCCCTCTTACTAAGAATTCATTAATGAATAGCATATCTACTTTTAACGTTGAGACCTTAAAAGAAATTAAAAATCTTAATCTGCATGATTTTGGTATATTTTTAGAAATGGAGCCAGATGATGAAGAAAGAGCTGAGTTGCAAAAGAATATACAGATTGCTTTGCAAACAAAAGAAATTGATATCGAAGATTCGATAGACATCAACCAAATTAAAAACATTAAGTTAGCAAACGAAATGTTAAAGCTTAAGCGTAAAAAGAAACAAGAAAAAGCGCAGGCGTTAGTACAGCAAAACATTCAGGCCCAAGCGCAGGCAAATGCCCAGTCTGCAGAAAAAGCCGCAATGGCTGAAGTGCAAAAGCAGCAAGCGCTAACGGCAGAAAAAGTTGCGATAGAGCAAGCTAAATCAAATTTTGAAATGCAAAGAATGCAAGCCGAGGCTCAGATTAAAAAAGAATTAATGGCTACGGAGTTTCAATACAACTTGCAGCTTGCACAAATGAAAGCTCAAGAAATAAAAACTAAAGACGCACAAATAGAAGATCGAAAAGATAAAAGAATTGAAAAAGAAGGATCGCAGCAAAGCCAATTAATAGAGCAAAGGCAAACGCAGGGGTTACCTAAAGACTTTGAGTCGGCTGGCAATGATAACCTAGGCGGCTTTGATCTATCTCGGTTTGATCCCCAATAAATAAGTATTTAATAATTATATAATATCATATCATGAGTGAAAAAACAGAAGGATCTTTTAAGATCAAGTCTAAGCCAAAGCTAACGGAAGAACAACTAGCGGCTAAAAACAGGGAGCCCTTAATAGATATCCCCAGCAATGTAACAAAAGTAGTAATTTCTAAAAAGGATACAGCGGCTGTGGATCCGCTTTTAGAGGGAGCAGGAGACGGGGTTATAAAAGAAATAGTTGACGATAAGCCTATTGAGCCGGCTAAGCTAGCAGAAGCACCCGCTGCGCCAATTGCACCAGTGGACGCATTACCAGAAAATATCACTAAGTTGGTATCGTTTATGGAGGACACAGGGGGCACTATGCAGGACTACATTAGGTTAAACACTAATTACGACGATATAGATCGCGACGTACTAGTAAAAGAATATTACAAAAACACTAAGTCTCATTTAAGTGCAGAAGAAATCGAGTTTATGATCGAGGACAATTTTGCATTTGATGAAGACTTAGACGAGGAGCGAGATATCCGAAGAAAAAAACTCGCATATAAAGAAGAGGTTGCAGAAGCCCGTAAGTTTTTAAATGATACTAAAGATAAGTATTACGATGAGATCAAGTTGAACTCGCCTAAATTATCTGGAAATCAGCAGGAAGCATCGGACTTTTTTAATCGATATAAAGAGGACCAGGAAAGAAACACAGCTAACCACGAAAAGTTTAAAGCCGATACTAATCAATTACTTAACAAAAATTTCGAAGGTTTCGATTTTACATTGGGTGATAGAAAATTTAGGTATGGTGTACAAAACCCATCGCAGGTAGCAGAAACACAGTCGGACATCGGCAATTTTATAGGGAAGTTCCTTGGAAAAGATGGCATGATTGAAGATACCGCAGGGTATCACAAAGCATTGTATGCGGGTGCAAATGCCGATAAAATGGCAAATCACTTTTACGAACAAGGCAAAGCCGATGCTATTAGAGATGTTGTAAACAAATCTAATA